CTGCCAGAGTCCTCTGCCTGTTAGATCACCCTCTGGCGCTCTCTGCTGGGCATACTTTAAGAAGTCACCCTGTCCCTCTGTTTGATTAACAAGCCAGTTCTGGTGCATCCTGTTAAGGATACCCCCCAGTTCTCCCCTTAATGCACCTGAAGTCCCTGCGATAATAGGAGCAAAGGCAAGCTGTCTTTGATAATCTGCTGCTTGTTCTGCACCAATGGCAGGCGCTCCAAATCTTTGCTGTATCTGTCCTCTAAGTGCCTCATCCATAACTTGATCACCCACCCCGATACCCGTACCACCACCAAGCGCTGCCTGAATATTTCTTGCTCTGTCCATCCACTGCTGTTCACCAAGCGGAGTCTGTGACCCTACTGCAACTCTATCTGCCGGACCGCCTCCAAGCCAGTTCAGGAAAGGATTGGCAATATCTCCATATCTTTGCACTCCTGCGAATGGGTCTCCTCCAGTAGCTGCCAGAGGTGAACTAAGATACTGCAACATCTGCCACGGCATCTGTTGCTGTCCATATCCATAGGCAATAGGACTACCACCCAGAGCATTTTGTAACCACGTATTATATGTGGTTCCCATTCCGGCTGCTGATCTGGGATCAAAACCTGCTAATAGTGCATCGCCTACTGCCATAACTAACTCCTTATTGTCCTAATAGATTCTTGGGAACCAGCCCAAAGAAATCCTTTTCTCTCGCATATTCTAACCAAGTCTCACCCTTTGGTCTATCGGGATCAACCAGCCAGTTACTACGTAATGTCGATAATATACCAACCATCTCATTTTTAAAAGCAGGTGAGGTATGTTCTAATACTGGTAATGCAACCAGTTGTTCCTGTGCCTGTGAAGCATTACCTGAAATACCAAATGTCTCTCTCCACATTAACTGTCTTCTCTGCATATCAGAGTAGTCTTCAGGAGATATATTCGATCCAACTATAGAACCTGCAGGAGCATTGATATTAAGTATTACATCATCAATAGTATTAATTAATTCCTGTCCCTGAATCGGAACATAGGTTTCCAAGAAGTCCCAGTAAGGGTTTCTATCTCCACGATCCTTACCTTGATATCCCTGCAGTACTCCTGATACGTGGTAGTCACCCAATTCAGGGTCTCTTGGTAAAACACTGTAATCCCCCTGTACCAAGAACTGTGTCTGTGCAGTACGCAGTAACGGGTTATTCGCTAATCCCTGTTGTATTACATGACTATATGCACTGGGACTATCAATACCAGACATCTGGTTAGTAAAGCCCTGATATATATCTCTCCAGCCAAGTTCAGCAAACGGATCACGCTGCGTAACATGCTGTGGCATTCCTATATTGAGAGGGTCTTCCTTGACAGGTGGCTTCCAATCAAATGCCTCCTGAAATGCTTGCTTAAATTGAGCATTACTGCCTGCCCAATCCTCTCCCCACGGATCATCTGCCTTCATTTCCCATAGTTGCTGGAAAATTTTCTGATCTTTTCCCATATTCCCAAGCCATTCAGAACGGCCTGCAATATCCATATCGAAAAACTTGTCAAGTAGTTTCTTGGTTTTATCGGCATCATCTTGATTCCATATCCAACTAGGCCATAGATGCTTGATGAAGGTTCCCGTATCTTTTATGTCTTCTATACCTTTCTCAGCAAGATAAGAAAGAACAGGTATATCTGCTTTTAGAAGCTGATCTGCTGATGGTGGCTGGTATGGTCCGGCAGTTCTCAATAGGTCTTCAGTTTCACTGGGAGGGCCAATATATCCTTGGGATTCAGGTGCTAGTGACTGTATTATTTGCTGTAATTCAGCAGGAGCCTGTTTTACAACTTCAGGAATACTGGCAATAGTATCAATAGCCTTCTTAACATCCGCAATCGGATCGAGAGAAATAGCCGGGTCTTCAAATTGAGCAACAGGATCAGTTGATCCAAAAACTTTTGTTGGATCAAGAGGTTGTGAACCAGCTATTCTAGCTACCGCCTGTGCTTGAGTTTCTACTGGCTCACCAGTATAGAACTGTCCGCCAGTAGTAGGGTCTAACTCACCACCCATTGTTACAGGTGGCTTTAAAGCAGCCTCTACTTCTCTCTCAATATCTTCTATAGATTTCTTATATTCTGTATAAGAGCGCCTGTTAGTTGCCTGTGGAGTCTCAAATAGAAATTCATCCTGATAGGTATTACCGCCATAGGCATATGATCTCTTGGTGAATCCACCTGCGGATTTTCTATATACTTCCCAAGTTCCCATTACCCGCCCCTAGGTCCGGCAAGCCCAAGTCTCCTCAGAGTCTCTTCGTCACCCTGTCCGTTAGGACGTGGTGATCCGGGTGGAACATTAGGTCCACCCTGTGGGGTGGGCATAGGCGGAGGTACGCCCATCATTGCATTGGGCATAACCGCAGGATTTGCAGTTGGGGGACCACCCCCTCCGGGTACTGGAGTACTACCGTTTGGAGATGGCCCCGCTTGTGGCATCATACTCTGCATTCTCATCATCTGCTTCTGTTGAAGTAGATACATAAGCTCACCGTAGTAGAACTGTGCCAGATCGGGGCGACCCCTATTTTCAGTAGCAGACAGTATTGTCCACAGGGAGGCTTCAGGCAGCATTCTTTCAGCCATCTGCTCCTTGATAGAGTCTTCTATTGAGTCTGCATCCTGTAGTCCGAGTATCTTATCTCGTACATATATATCTGATAGTAACGGGGTTGGGCCTTCTCTTGCCATCTGTGCCATAGACATGCGGGACATATCATCTTCAGGCAACTGGCTGACTATCCTGATCTCAGGCATCCCTGCCATGTGGATAGCATCAGGCTCTACTGTCTCCGAGAAATACATCCTGTTCTTATCCCTGCCTGAAACACTTATCGGGTCATAAGAACCACTGCCATACTGATCACAGATAAGAAGTGTTATCTGTGTGTAGGCATCTTCCATAGCCGTGATCCTAGGCGAGAGGATTGTATCTATACCCTGCCTGAGAGTATTGATTGCGAATCCCGATAGCTGGAACTGCAGGTCACCATATACCGAGTGGGGAATAGCACCACGCTGTAGTTCTCCTGCAACAAGTCCCATGAACGCACCAGTCTCCTTGGCTACTTCCATGAGTCCCAGAGGCTGAACATCCTCACCCTGACCAAGAGCGACCTCGGCCCCTGCCTTGTAAGGGTCTTCATCAAGGGTCTTCTGTCCATCTCTGGACATGATCTTGATTCCCTGCTTCCTAGATCGGGAAACCATCTCCATCATGACAGACATAATGAAGTTGTGGTTCTCGTACAGTCCCCTGTTACTGGCAAAGACAGACTCACCGTATTCGGCAATCGTATCCTTGCGGGTCTGGTTGTCTATATTCTGGATAAGAGGCTGTGGGCCTACCATGCCTATGAATACAGGTACACGGTTTGCACCGTGAACGGTGGCGGACTTCAGAATCCTGTCCCCAGTGCAGACAATATTATGTTCACTGTCATAGAAGTCATAGACTTCTACAGGAAGTTCATCATCCTGTGCTTCAAGTTCCACACCATACTGGGATAGAACCTCTCCCTTGGTCTTCTGAATCTTGTAGCATGCCCAGTCAAGTCCTTCCTCCCCCTCGCACCAGTAAGTATGCATGGCATCCCAAGGAGTGATATCTATCTGGGTCTTTCCCTCACTGTCCTTGTGCAGTAATGCTCTTCCTGCATACCACCCACGGAGAGATATGAACCAAGCTATCTGCTCTCTGAGAGAGGGCTGAAGTCTTCGCCTCAGCCTCTCATCAGCGCCAGTGAGAACTCCTATGAGGAACTTCTCCTTGGCATCATTCATCTCACGGCGCTCACGGGTTTCCTCTATGTTGGGAATACGGATCGTAAGTTCCGCAGCAGAGAGCCATGAGACTATCTTGTCGGCATAGGTTCTTGGTTCATTGGACGTATATGACTCATACCCGTCACCTGCATCGTAATCAGTAAGGGTATACAGATCATAATCTTCCTGCATCCTAGCCCTGAAGGGATAGGTGGAATCATAGTGGTCATCTACGAGTCTCGAGATTTGATCTGCTGTTCTAGCTACCAATGGCGCACCATAATCTTATTGCGGTTGGCTACATATCCGTAACCAAACTGGTTTACAAGACCATATATCACAGCTTTTATGCCATGATTATACTTATCTTCCGGCGTTTGTCCCACTATTGCACCTGACGAATCCATTTTCCACGTGTATGCACGGGTCTGACCATCGAATGGATTGGGTACTGCACCAAATTCCGACAGTATGCCCAGACATTTATGGTCAATATGCATCCTAGGGTATCCACTAATAGGGTCCACCTTCAGAAAACTCTTCAATCTTTCCGTCCCATCGTTGATCTGAACCTTCTCAGAACTCATATACAGCCCTGTTTTAGCCATCCAAATCTCTGCGGGGGCAGGCATAGCCTGATGCTGGTAGCCTGCTATATCAATTACACCGTACTGTACATCTTTCCACCAGTGTTTACTGATAGCCTTTTCGATGATTTCCTCAGTTACCAGACCGATTTCGTAGATTTCATCAAACACACGGACGGAATCATCTATGATCTGTACCGCTTCCAGAGCATAACCGCCAGCGTAGCCGGGATCAATCCAAATATGCACAGGCTCACCGGGGACATAATCAACTTCGCCGGAGTGGATTGA